AGCTTTACATCGGCCGATGGGCGGAAAACGCGACGGCCGGTATCCTCTACGGCGGAAATCTGTCGGTGGCCGAACAGGCTATCGCGACGTGGCAGACGATCACCGCCGGAAACTTCAAGATCAGCTTTAACGGCAGTGCGGCGACGAATGTCGTTTGCGGGTCGTTCGCGGCTGCGGCCAATCTCAACGCGGTGGCGGCGATCATCCAGACCGCGGTGCGCGCCATTGGCACCGGTGGGTTCACCAATGCCACGGTGGTGTGGAACGGCTCAAAATTCATCTTCACGTCGGGCACCACGGGCACTTCGAGCGTCGTCGGCGCCATGACGGCCGGGACCGCAAACGACATCTCCGGCGTTTTGAAGGGCACGGCCGCAACCCTGTCGAAGACGGTCGACGGCATCGCCGCAGAGACGCCAGTTGCAGCCATCACGATTTTGGACCGAACCCTCTACTGGTGGGGCCTTACCTTCGCCGCGACGACGCCAACCGCAGATCAACTCATTGCCGTTGCGGACTATGTCGAGGCCGCTGCGAATAAGCACGCGTTCGGCATCACCTCGACAGACGCGGCATGCTATGACGCCACCTCGACGACCGACATCATGTACCGGGTCAAGGAAGGAAATTACAGCCGCACCTATGTGCAGTACAGCGCCAACGCGCATGCATTCGCATCCTGGTTCGGCCGAGCCGTCACCGTGAACTTCTCCGGCAATTCCACCGTGATCACGATGATGTACAAGACCGAACCGAGCGTCACGGCAGAAACGCTGACCACGGCACAGGCCGATGCCATCCAGGACAAGAACGGCAACGTGTTTGTCAACTACAACAACGACACAGCTATCATCCAGTATGGCAAGTCTGGTGGCGGCTACTACTTCGACGAAATCCAGAACACCGACTGGTTCGCCTACTCGATCCAGAACGCGGTTTTCAATCTGCTCTATACATCGACGACCAAGATCCCGCAGACCGACGCCGGAAATCACCTCATCGCCAATGTGATCGAAGGTGCGTGCATCCAGGCCGTGAACAACGGCACGCTGGCGCCTGGGTACTGGAATTCGAACGGATTTGGCCAGATTAAGCAGGGGGATTTCCTGCCGACCGGCTACTACGTCTACCAGCCTCCGATTTCCAGCCAGAGCCAGGCCGATCGCGAGGCGCGCAAGTCCGTGGCATTCCAGGTAGCGGCCAAGCTGGCCGGCGCGGTTCAGTCCACAGACATCGTCGTCAACGTCAATCGCTAAGCCTCTGATCAGGAGAAAATCAAATGGCAACGTATTCGTTTCTTTCTGTTCAGGCGGCCATCGTCGGCGCAGGCGGTGCATTCCCACTCGGTAGCGGATCTGGCGCTTCCGAAGAGGGCATCACCACGTCAATGATCGAAGAGAAGGACGTGCCTTCGTTTGGCGCCGATGGAACGATCCAGCATGTTTTGCGTGCGCCGAACGGCGGCAAAATGACGGTTCGTATGCTCAAGACGTCAAATGCCAACGCCATGCTCACGGCGATGTACAATTTCCAGCGCCTCGTTCCATCGGCGTGGGGTCTCAATGTGATCACGATAACGGATGTGAATCGTGGTGATGTTGCGGTTCTCTCTCAAGCTGCCTTTGTGAAACTTCCCGACGTCACTTGGGACAAGGACGGCAAAACCATCGAGTGGGAATTCGTCGGCATTCTAAACGAACAACTCGGAGCAGGTGTTCCGAACATCAACATCTGATCAGGCCGGTGACATGGGCGTTTACTCCTTTGCTTTCGTCAAGGCGGCAATATCTGGTCCGGGTGGATCATTCGACCTTGGCACAGGTGTGGCAGAAGAAGGAATCACAACATCTTCGAGCCAGGATGTGAATGTCCCATTTATAGGAGCCGACGGCAGGGTTATGAATGCAGTCAAGTCCGGAACGATTGGCCGTGTGTTCATCCGTTACCTGAAGACATCTCCAGTCAACAGTAAGCTTGTTCAGCTTTACTCAGTCCAGACTTCCAAGAAGAGCACGTGGGGAAATAACGTCATCACTGGCAGGGATGTATTCAATGGCGACGCATTCACGCTTTCTTCCGCTGCCTTTGTGAAACTTCCCGACGTCACTTGGGACAAGGACGGCAAAACCATCGAGTGGGAATTCGTCGGCATTCTAAACGAACAACTCGGAGCAGGTGGTTCGTTTCTCGACACCATATCCAATCTTTTCTAGAGGGATAAAATGATCAGCTTCCAAATCGGCGGACACAGTTATCAGGCCGGAAAAATCCTCCCCTTCGATCAGCTCGCCATCGCCAAGCGCATGATGCCTGTTATGAAAAACATCCTGACGCCGGAAGTCCTGGCATCGGTGGTGAATGCAGGCAAGAACGGGGATGGTGGGAGCGGGATCAACCTTTCCGCGTTGGATCTTCACGCAATCATTCCGGCCATGTGCGATGCCATCTACAGCCTTTCGGATGACGACGCGGAGCGCATCATTCGCACTGCGCTCAAGGTTGTTCAACGCCAGAACGAAGGTGGTGTGTGGAGCAATATCACGACACCGCAAGGCCTCGTTATGTTTGACGACATTGATCTTCCGACTATGCTGCAAATCTCGTGGAAGGTCATCGAGGAACACCTCGGCAGTTTTTTCAATACCGCCCGGTAGAGTTTACGCCGACCGGGCAGATGTCGTCGGCAAAGCTGGTTTCGCTTCCTGACGGCCAAGAATTTATCATGCGCCCAATCCTTCGCGGACTGTGCAAGTACGAATCCGCTATAGATGGAAGCCTCGACCTCGTCGACTTCGCGCGGATGAATGACGCGCTGAACGTCTTTGACGAAAATGCTCGGCGCCTGACGCCAGATCCCAAAGGCAAATAAGTGGCCAACGATTCCACAATCTTGCGCGAATTTCTCGTAGCCATCGGCTTTAAGGTCGATGACAAGGGGATGAAGAAGATCGAGGACGGCCTTTCCAAGACGGAAAAGGCCGCCTCGAGATTTGGCATTGCGTTCGTTGCGGCTACGACGGCTGTCGCGGTCTTCGTCGACAAGACATCCTCCAAAATGGAGGAGCTTTACTGGTCGTCTGTGCGCCTCCGTGACGGCGCGGCGGCGATCCAAGACTTCAGCCTTCGCCTGAGCAAAATTGGCGGCACGGCAGACGGCGCCAAGGCGTCTCTTGAAGGGTTGGCGTCAGCGCTTCGAACCGACCCGGCCGCGGAAGGTGTTCTTCGCAATCTCGGCATCCAGACGCGTGATGCGAGGGGAAACCTTCGCGGCGCCGTCGAGTTGGTGCAGGACCTTGCCAAAGCGCCGATGCCGTACTGGCTCAAGGCGCAATGGGCCGGCTACTTCGGAATTGACGAAAAGACCCTGTTTGCCTTGCAGCAGGACGGCATCAAGACGCAAAAGGTCTATGCCGACCTCTACAAGAAGATGGGAATTTCCGAGGATGAAGCCACACGCCGGTCGGCAGAATTCCAGAATTCCATCCGCGATCTCCGCGCTACTTTCGACGTCCTTGGAGTTGCAGTCGCCGAGCGCGTCATGCCGGTGCTCAAGGGCTTCACATCCTGGCTCGAAGATGTTGTAACCAACCGTGAAGTCGTCGACCGGCTTGGAAACATCGCAACCGATCTCATCGCTATTGGAACCAACACCGTCAAGCTTTTCGCCTCGCTTCCGAATGAAGCGCTTGAGTGGGGCGCCATCGGTTACTTCCTCTTCGGCAAAAAAGCTGCGGTAATCCTTGGCGCGATCGGCGCTATTTCCGGACTTCTCGACAAAATGAGCGGAGATAAATCCGCTGTGAATGAAGGACGCGTCGAAGAAGCCGGAACTAAGGGCGGAATTACCGGGTACGGGTTGAACAGATGGCTATCTGATCACGGCCTGAGCTATCTCAACACGAACGAATTTAACGCCACCTATGCCGAGTACAAACGCAGGCATAGCACCGCTGGACAATCGCTTCCATCCTCTGGTGATATGTTCACCCCGGAGGCCGGAAGCATTTCCGGTGCATCTGGCAATGCCCGCGCTGCAAAGATGGTTGCATTCTTCGAAAAGGCTGGGTGGGGAGCGCACCAAGCCGCTGGAATTGTTGCAAATCTGATCGCAGAGAGTGGTCTGAATCCAAAGAAGACAGGCGACAACGGCCAAGCCTACGGTATTGCCCAATGGCATCCGGATCGCCAAGCCGCTTTTGCAAAGTGGACAGGCCACGATATCCGCTCGTCCTCCGTCGAGGAGCAGCTCGCATTTGTTCAGCATGAGATGGAGACCGGCGTCAACGGCTTCACAAAACAGATGCTGATGGCGGCGCAGAGCGCGGCGCAGGCAGCGTTCATCGTCTCGCGCTACTACGAGAGCCCGGCGCCTTGGGCAGAAAACCTTCCGAACAGGATGTCGCTCGCCAACGGTCTCATGCAAAGCGCCCCTCTGGCCCCTCCGCAAGGCCGCAGCAGTGGCGTGACGCTCAACCAAAAAACCGAGATCACCGTGAACGGATCGGGAGACCCGCAGCAGACCGGGACCTATGTCGGGAACCTGCAGTCGCGGATCAATGGAGACTTGGCGCGTAACTTTGCGGGGGCGGTCAATTGAGCAGCGATGGCGTCGATACCGGAGCAATTCGCCCAAAGCGGTCGATCGGCGGCCTCGTCGCTGACGTGGTGATTGAAGAAGTTCACAACGACGAACTGACGATTACCCAGCATCCTGTTGAAAAGACGTCCGCGATCACTGACCACGCCTTCAAGAACCCGGTCACGCTGCAGGTTCGCATTGGGTATTCGCCAGCCGGCGGCGGGACGGATGGACAGCAATCAGGGACCGGTGACCCGGTGTCCCTGCAATCGATCTATGAGCAATATCGGAATCTTCAGGAAGACCGGGAATTGCTTGAGGTGTACACCGGAAAGCGTTTTTACGACAACATGTTGATCAAGTCCCTGGGTGTCACCACCGACCAGGACACCGAAAACGTCCTGATGATCATCATGTCGCTTCAGGAAGTCATTCTCGTTGAGACGCAGACCGTTACGGTGCCTCAGAACAAGGTTCAGGCGCAGCCAAAGAAGACCGCAAACACGCTCAACAGCGGCGTTAAGCAATGTGTTGACCCGGCTTCATTCAGCGGCGTCAACACCGACGCGATCCATGCGGCGGTCGCATCTGGGACGGGGGGCTGAAAACTATGGCAATCGTCGAAGTCCCACTTTCCCCCCAGCCGCAAACGTTCCAAATCCAACTCGGTCAGGTGACGTACAACCTCACGCTTGCGTGGAACGATGACACAGCCGGCCAGTGTTGGGTCCTTGATATTGCAGACGTGAACGGGTCGGCCATCGTTTCAGGTATTCCACTTGTCACCGGAAGCGACCTCCTCTCCCAATATGCCTACATTGGTTTTTCCGGTGCACTTGTGGTTCTCACCGATGGCGACGCAACGGCGGTCCCCACATTTGAAAATCTCGGCATCAACTCGCACCTCTATTTCGTGACGCCTGACGCATGAGCTCGCCAGGAACGCATGATCAATGGATTCGTAAGGTATCGCTCATCGTCTCGAAAGCGAGCGGTGATGGGCTTGATCTATCAGAATTTCGCGTTCGGTTTTCGGTGAACCAATCGAATTTCGAGACCCCGAACAACGCGGAAATCACGGTCTACAATCTCAGTGACGATACCGCAAAGCTGATCCGAAACGAGTTCACGGCTGTGACGCTTCAGGCCGGGTACAAAGATGGCGCTTTCGGCATAATCTTTCAGGGGACTATCAAGCAGTCGAAGATGGGCCGCGAAAACCAGACAGACACATTCCTGAAGATTTTTGCGGCTGACGGAGACGAGATCTACAACTTCGGCGTGGTCAACCAGTCTATCGCGGCCGGACAATCTCCGGAGGATCAGGCTGGGGCCATTGCGGCAGGCATGGGCGCAACGCTCGGTTATGTGCAGTTCGACACCGCCCTGCAGAAGAACATCCGCGGCAAGGTCGCTTACGGCATGGGCCGAGCGCAATTGCGCAATCTCGCCAAAAGCGGAAAGGCACAGTGGAGCATTCAGAGCGGACAGATCACGGCATTCCCGATGACCACATACCTTCCGGGCGAAGCTGTCGTCCTCAATTCCAAGACCGGCATGATTGGGCTTCCCGAGCAGACCGAAGAAGGCATCAAGATCACGTGCCTTCTCAATCCCAAGATCCAGATCGGAACGCAGGTTCAAATCGATCAGGCATCGATCCAGCGCGCGTCTGTGAGCCTGAACCTGAAAGACGTTAATCAGACAGAAAACGCGTTTCCGCCTGTGACTGCCGATGGCTTCTACATGGTCCTGGTCGCAGAGCACGACGGCGATACGCGCGAAAACGAGTACTATTCAAAGCTGACGTGCCTTTCGATCGCCAAGTCGGCACCGGCTGATAACTCCGTGAAGGCGGCCGGCTGATGCTTCGACAAGAACGGTACGAAGACGACCAGATTGCATTGCTGACGGCGATGGAAGGCTGGCAGGCGGGTATGTGGACGGCTTTGCCAGGAATCTTGGAAAGCTTCGACGCGACCAAGATGACCGCAGAGGTGCAGCCTTCCATTCAAGGAGTTTTTCGGCAGAAGGACGGAACGGAAAAAATCGTCACGATGCCACTTTGCCTTGACGTTCCCGTGCAGTTCATCGGCGGCGGCGGCTTCACACTTACGTTTCCGATGGTGAAGGGTGATGAAGGGCTTCTTGTCTTTGCCTCGCGCTGCATCGATGCGTGGTGGCAATCCGGTGGTATCCAGCCCCAAGCCGAGTGGCGCATGCACGATCTTTCTGATGGTTTTTTCATCCCAGGATTTCGCAGCGTCCCGCGCGTCCTGACGAATATCAGCACCGACAAAACGCAGCTTCGCGCAGATGATGGAACCGCCTTTGTCGAGATTGGTTCCGACGAAATCAAGCTGAAACACCCGACCAAGGTTACCGTTGACACGCCGGAGGCGCACTTTACCGGCAAGATCACAACAGACGGCGACATCACATCGTCCGGAACCGTCAAGGGCACCACCGATGTCCTCGCTGGCTCTATCTCCGGGAAATCCCACAAGCACACCGGCGTAACGGCTGGCAGCGCACAGACAGGTATACCGGTATGAGATACCGAGCGCTTACATCTGACGGCGATTATTCGTTCGGCCAAGGTCGGGAAAACTTCCTGATCGACAGCCCGGAGGCGGTCGCGCAGGCCATCAAGACCCGCCTCCTTCTGATGCGCGGAGAGTGGTTTCTCGACACAACTGCAGGAACTCCGTACGCAACCGAAATTCTTGGTGTAGGTACGGCATCGACACGCGATCTTGCGGTCAAGCGTGTGATCCTGCAAACGCCGGGCGTGAAGCAAATCACCAACTATTCGTCAGTAGTCGTTGACCGGAGGTTTTCGGTCACAGCTACCGTCGACACTGTTTATAGCCAGCAAGCAACCGTCGAGGTCACATTCCCATGAGCCTTGCGCCAGTAATTTCACCCACCGGCATTTCGGCTCCGTCTTATGCGGATATCGTTTCCGAACTGCGGGCGGACTTTCAGGCGATCTTCGGGACGGACATCTATATCGATCCTGACAGCCAGGACGGCCAGCTTATCGCCATCTGGGCGGCCGCGCAGCATGACGTTAACAATGCCGCCATTGCCGCCTACAACGCCTATTCTCCGCTTACAGCGCAGGGTGTTGGCCTTTCGAGCGTCGTGAAAATTAACGGTATTTCCCGCCTTGTTGCAACCAATAGCCAGGTGGTAGTGACCCTCGTTGGTGAAGCCGGAACGCAGATCATCAACGGGATCGTTGGTGACAGTCTTGGGCTCAACACGAGATGGTCATTGCCGCCTTCGGTTACGATCCCGCCAGAAGGTGAAATAGACGTGACTGCGACCTGCACCGTGGCAGGAAGCACGTCTGCGGCTGCGGGAACGATCACCAAGATCATCACCCCAACGCGCGGCTGGCAAAGCGTTACGAACTCTTCCGAAGCATCTCCTGGTGAACCCATCGAGACCGACGCGACATTGCGCCAACGCCAATCGGTATCGACCGCTCTTCCGTCCCTTTCCGTTTTCGATGGAACGCTTGCCGCGATCGCCAATATTTCAGGCGTGGGGCGGTATCGAGGGTACGAAAACAACACCAACACCACGGATGGAAATGGCCTTCCGGAACATTCGATTTCCATCGTCGTAAGCGGCGGTGACGTGACGACTGTTGCGCAGACCATCGCCAACAAGAAGGGTCCGGGATGTGACACCTATGGCGACACGACGGTGACAGTCTACGACCCGCTCGGCATTCCAAGTGACATCAACTTTTTTGAATTGAGCACTATCCGGATTTACGTGTCGATCACCGTTAAGGCTCTTCCAGGATTTCTATCGTCGACAAACGACATCATCAAGGCCGCGCTGGCGCAATTCGTTTCAACCCAGCCAATCGGTGAAAAGCTTTACTATGGTCGCCTCTGGGCGCCGGCAAATCTCTCCGGATCTGCTGCAGTTTCGTCGAGCGGTCTTTCGCAGACACAGCTTGATGCTCTAAGTGCAACGTACGATATCACAGTGCTTCAAGTTGGCACCTCGTCGTCGCCATCGGGAACGTCTGATATTCCCGTTCCTTTTAATCAGGCCGTCGTCCTTTCTGTGGGCGATATTGCAATTTCGGTGACGTGATGGCGGGAGATATTACTGAGTACCTAAACCTCATCACATCGGAGCATCGCGACAAGCCAAAATTTGTCGCCATGCTGTCGGTGCTTCTTCAAGGATTGACTGACGCAAAGGCGGTCATTCAGTCGCTTCCGTCGAAATTTGATATCGATACTGCCGTAGGTGTTCAACTCGATGCGGTAGGACAGTGGATCGGCCGCACCCGCGTGCTGAACGTCCCAATCTCTGACGTTTACTTCGCATGGGGAACGCCCGGTCTCGGATGGTCACAAGGCATCTGGTACCAGACCGGAGACCCAACCAATAGCGTCATGTCACTCCCTGACGAGCAGTATCGCCTGCTTTTGAAGGCGACCGCCGCAGCGAATGGATGGGACGGCACAGTCCCAGACGCCTATCGGATTTGGAATGTCCTGTTTGAGGGGACTGGGTATGGCGTCATCATCGTCGACAACCAGAACATGTCGATGACGCTTGGGCTTTACGGAAAAGTCCCTGACGTTCTAACGCAAGCGCTTTTCACCGGCGGTTATCTCGACCTCAGGCCGGAAGGCGTTCGCATTGCAAAATACGTCCTTCCGACAGCGGACGCTCCGCTGTTTGGGTTTGGAATCCAAAATCAAGCCGTATCCGGATTTGGAACGGGCTGCTGGGCGAGGTTCACAGATGGCAACTAATGATTTTCTTCCCTGGGCGCTTTCTGGCGGCTCCAACCTCATGGACCAAGCCGCATTCGCGGCATCGCCGGATCGTACGGCTGGTGTGTCGTCTGGAACGGCTGACGAAAAGATCTTCAATAAAGTGCAGCGCCAATCTGCTTTTATGGGATCTGTCGTTGCTGGATATATTGTTCAAAAAACGAATTCAAATATGCTGGATGACGGTGATCTCTCAGGAAAGATCACTCTTTTTGGAACTGCGATTAACGCTGCAATAAGCGCAGCTCTCAATGGATACGCAACACAGTCATGGACGAACTCGGCGATCAATACAGCGCTGGTTCCATATGCTCCAAATAATAGCCCTGCTCTCACTGGTGCACCGACCGCCCCCACGCAACCGACTGATGACTATTCGACAAAGATTGCTACCACGGCGTTTGTCGACAACAAGATATCAAACCGTACTCCGGTGATTCTGGAAAAAGGGAGTGTGTCGCCGACATCAGCGCTGCTGCAATTCAATCTCGCCCCATACAACACCTACAAGCGTCTCGAACTTATCATCGAGGGCCTAATTGTCACCGGAGATACTCCAAACGTCGCCTTGCGATTTGGGACCGCGTCAGGAACCATATTGTCAGCAGGATATGCTTGGACGCGGGCATATTTTTACGGCACAACACCG